AGGGATTCCCGGGGCGGCGGCCGATCTTCCGGACGGGAGACAATAGGCCGGCTCATCGGGGGAGCTGTTGCAAAAAAAATCCTCGAAACCTTTGCCTTCAAAATCGGTAAAAAGCCCGTTGAGGTGCAGGTAAGAGCCGAAGAAATTGCAGGACTTAAAACAGGTCTTCCTCTTAAAGAAGATGATGCTCTGCCTGAGCCGATTTTTAAAAGGTTAAGCACTTTGGCTTCTAATGGAGATTCGGCCGGCTGTGTTTTATCCTGTTCTGTTTTAAATGTTCCCGAGGGGCTCGGTTCTCCTGTTTTCGGCAAACTTGATGCGGTCTTGTCTCAAGCCTTAATGTCTATAGGTGCCGTTAAGGGGATAGAAATCGGGGGCGGTTTTTACTCGGCTTCTATTACAGGCAGCGAGAATAATGACGTTTCAAAAAATTTTTCTGGCGGTATTTTGGGCGGTATTTCCTGTAATATGGACTATCCCTTAAATTTAAACCATGAGAATGGAAGAAAAGATGAGAACACTTGTCAAATAGATTTTAGAATTGCCGTAAAGCCCGTTCCTTCAATAAAAATGAACCAAGCCTCCTTTAACAAAAAAGGGGAGAAATGTATGCTTTCTGTCGGAGGAAATCACGACATCTGTCTTTTCCCTCGCATAGTCCCGGTTGTCGAAGCAATGGGTTATTTAGTTCTTGCGGATGCTTTTCTGGTCTCAAAAATAGAAAGGTTTTAGCGTTTTTAAAAATTAGGAAACAAAAAAGGCACTCAAATGAGTGCCTTTAAATTCAGCTAGCGGCAATAGGGCTTGTCTAGCTTACGATTTTATAACTCTATATTTAATATATATTTATAAAATTAAAATAAAACTTGCTTACATAATGCTTACATAAATAAAGGGGCTCTTTATTTTAAGCGCCCCTTACATTAAAACTTTACTTTTCTATTAGCCTAAAATATATATACAATCCGAGACACGCAAACCCAAAAGCTGCAAGAATAATAACGCCTTTAAATTGTATAAACCCAATCGTTATTAAAATTAAAATCCCAACCCATAGCGGTAAAAGAGCAATCTTACGCCGAGAATGTTTAACGGTATCAAACACCGCCAAGGCTCCCCCCGCTAAGCCGATGACTGCTCCGATGCAGTCTGTTAAAATCGATTGTCCGTAATTCACGATAAAGATCGAAACAATTACAAGTCCGACAATCACAAAAAACATAAACTTGTTTTTCATAAAACCTCCTATGATTTATAAAAACTTTAATCTCATTTTTAAAATGAAAAATACAATGCTACCTAAAAGCAAAAGAGTTAGAATAGAAGATACAATTACAAGGGTTAATTTTAACTTATAATTTTTAATCTTCAACCCCTCAATCTCCTTTTGCTTTTCCTGTATCTTCACTTCTTTCTTTGCTATCATCTCTATGCTTTCTTTTTCGTATTCTTCTAATGATTTCTCTGATTTCCTCAAAGATAGCCTCGCTTGAGTCAATTGATCTGTTAAGTTCTCTTGATATTTCAGCGCCCCTCTTAATTCTGTTTCCAAGTTCCGTATTTGAGATAATTGCATCTGTTTGGTGTCCTCTAACTTCTCCAACAGACTCTCTAACTTCGTGAGCTCCGACTCTGTTATCATGTATTCCGTATGCTGTCCGACAGTTGGTAAAAAGCAAAATACAAAAAATAAAAATAAAAAGTTTCTTTTCATTCATTTACCGCCCCTTTTTAAATTCCTCAAAGATATTTTTAATCTCAAAAGTTCCAGCCTCCCAGCCTGTGATTATGTTTTTATCTAGGCCGGAAAAATCCAACCCTTCATGCGGATAGGGTGGATTTCCAATCATCTGATGAAAATCGGTACTGGGCTTACTATTGCAAGGATATATACCCTTATCAAGGATATAGGACTTAGGATCTATCGTTGCATCTTTTCCCATATATGGATCTTTAGTTGTTGCAGGATATACACTAACATGTAAATGCTTATTCGGCCCTGGAATACCACGGCCTGTATCTCCCATGATACCTAAAAAAGCGCCTGCTTGAATAGTCTGTCCTGCATTAACTACTATCGATTTGAGGTGTGCATACCTGCTTATTATGCCCTGCCGGTCTTTAATTATGACGTAGTTACCATAAACACTCGCCTTTGCATCTCTATTGATTTTTATAATTCGGCCCTCTTTAATGGCAAATACGCCCCATTTTTCAATTCTCATCTTTTTCCTCCAAAAATTAAATTGTTCTGTTTGTCAGCTTTTCTAAAACAGCCCGCAAGTTTTCGGCCTGCCTTAACTTTTTTTCCATTTTTTCACGGCAAAAGTCTGCCCTTATCTTATCCCCGATTTTTTCAAAAAGAGGCTTATAGTTTAAATACATGGCAGCCTTGCTTTTTACTTCCATTAAATAAATTTTGGTAACTCTTTTTGTAAAATCTTGAGCAATAAAATAAATCTTTTCTTTTTTAACCTCATTTAATGGCCTGGTAGTACAAGCTTTTGATCTTATAATCTCTTTATTTAGTCTGATGAATAATTCTTCGGCGAGTTGTTTTATATAAACATTAACCGTGTCCACTGTTAAATCTTCGAAGCCGTTTTTATACAGCCTCTTATTTAGGATTGATTCAGCTCTATACATGCAACAAGCCAAAACACTTATATCACTTAATAAGTAAGATAAATCCGGCAGAATATCCTCAATACGTTCTTTTCTCAAAAGCTCTATTTTTTCGCAGCTATCCTTCATTAAATACATTAACCCGATACTGTCTATCGTTTGAATTTTCCCGCCTTCATATACTTCTATAGTTTGCCCTAAGATGGACATCTTCCCGCCTTTTTTTAAAAGTAAAATAAAAAGAGGAGGAATTACTATAATACCGATTATCAAAATAACCACCCAGCCGATTGCCGGCATACTGCTAATCTTGTCCATACACCAATCTTAGCAAAAATAAAAAATTTTGTTACATAAGTTATAAAATTTTTATAAAAGTTAAATAAAGATATGATGAATTTATGAAAAAATTACAATTCTAAGTTTTATTCTTGTAAATTTGAAATCATATAAATACCGCTATCTGTTTTTATTCTAAAAATTGAAGAAAAGTGTGAAAAAGGTTTGACAAGCATTATATGTCTGATTTTTCCATTATGGAAACATGATAGAGGTGAAGGAAATGCTGTTTCTGCAGGTTTAAAAATTTTATTGTTTCCCATTATTCTTAATCCGCTGTCTTTTATAGGTCTTTCATAAATAAGTAACTCATAAAAATTATAAGTAAAGGTTGCATCTATAGTTCTTCCATACCCAAAAATTCCTATAATAAGTTCTTTGACTTTAAATTTAACATTCTTTTCATCATAAGATGATATTGAACCTTTACTATCTCTTGGAAATACAGAACCCAGTCTAAAAGGCCCATGTATCTCATTTGATGCTGATACTGTAGTGTATGAAATAGCTCCATATGCAGGAATATTTTCATTACAAGTCATTTCTATTGTTAAACCTAATCCATACATAATAAATTCATTATCAAAAGAGATTCTAAAAACAGGTTCAGATGGAGCCGGGCTCCATACCGCATAATTGCATGAAGAATTTATATTTTCATCTTTTAAACATTCAGTATCACCTGTAATATATCCTCTTGTGTTTATTTTTGCAATATTTCCAAATTTTATAACATTCCTTGAAAATTCAGTTAAGGGAAAATCCATATTATATTCCTTTTCTAAACCATATTTCGCCAAACACGGCATTTTGAGGATCTTCTGTTAGTGTAGGTGCAATTAATTTATTTGCTGTAACAGTAGCCCCCTTTATATATATATCCCCATTCGTATCAATCTTAAAAATCTCTTCTCCCTTATTCCTAATCTTCAACCCATTCAGCTCATCAAACCACGCTTCAAAATCCTGATTAGTTGTATCGTCTGTATCAATTTTTAATTTTTGAACCACAAGATTTTTAATAAACGCCTGATTGACTAAAAGCTCATCAATCATCGCTTTTTGAGCGACGAGCACTTTAGCAAACAAAGCCCCGAAGTGTTTTGTTTGTTGTTTTAACTCCTCAATCTGGAACATATGCACCAAACAAGCTTGATACTCTTTTGCATAGTTTACTTCCGGTTGAAGATTTACCCACTGTGCACCCGACCACCTATAGCACACCCCGACCTTCCAGCCTCCTATAGTTCTTCCGGAAAGAACCCAATCGCCGGGGTTAGCATCTACAGCTCCGAGTTTTTCCCCTTGTCGGATGATAGCCGTTCTTGTATCGGGCACTGTTTCAACGACACCTAGATATTTCGGCGTTGCCTCTGTAACGATATTTTTAAGCTGCTGTACCTGCGTGCCTTTTGTTACAAGGCGGTATAAGCCCATGATTTCGGGCTCAGTTACAACGGCCTTATACATTCTAACTTCGTCAAAAGTAGCGTGCGTTCTTCCGCCTCCAAGCGTAAAGCCTTCGGAAAAGTCTATGGGGTAATTGCCTGCAGTAAGTTCTGCTTTTAATTCTGCGTTTTTGTAGATTTTGAAAAAGCCGTTTTTTGAAAAAAGAAAACACCAGTGTATCTGCTCTTGGTCGTCTTTAATGTCGGTTACGGTTTTAGCCCCTGCAAGCTCGATTATTAAAAAGTCCGTTGCTTGGTCAAAGTATGCTTTTATATTCGCTGTTGAAAAAATGCCCCTGTAGTCGTCTGCTTCTACGACTCCGTCCCATTGTCTCCAGAGAGAAATGGTAAGTTCATTTCTATTGCCGGCAATAGGCATAGTTCCTGCCCCTGCCGGTAAATAAACGGCGTTACCCGATACACCTTGAACGATTTGAGCGTCTTGGGGAAGTGTCATGTTAGAGCCGTTTGCGTAGTTTATTGCTTCCATAAATTATACCTCCAATTCCGTGAACATGCCTGCAAAATGAAAGGCTCTTTCGTTTTCAGGAACATCAATATTAAATTGCAAAAGTTTAAGCTCGTTAATCTCTATTGTGTTTTGAATTACTTCATTTTCAGGAACATGAACGAAGCCCCATTGATAGTTGGGTAAGTTTTGTTTTATTTTTGCAAAATTGCCGCAAACAATTTTATCAAAAACAAACTCGGTATTTGTTTTAAATCCTGAAAATATGGGACTGGGCGTGTAATGGTCAGCCCAACACAAAATACCTATTATTAAATTCCCTGTTTTTGAATATGGAATTCTTACATTTGTATGTTTTTTATTCGCAGCAAAATAAGATTTGGTAAGTCCTCCAGATAGTGAATCGTAAGTACTTTTGTTTGTCGGGTTATAAGAATCCAAATCAAAAATTCTTGTAGGTGTCCACATAAAGTCCGTGTTTCTTTCGGCCACAGCCCAGCCGCCAATGTACCATGTTGCAACAGAGCTAGACAATGCTATATAAGAGTAACCCTCATCATTTTTTATTATATCTTCTTTGTTGTAATTAAAGGCGGTCCATTGGTAATATCTTGAGTCCCAAGCGTCTTGATTTTTTGGATTAAACACAACGCTCTTTCCATAGTCAGCATGCTTATCTGCAACTTGAGAACCTAGTAATTTTTTTATACTTTTATCGGTGTTGCACATCCATGCGGTTGCGATGCCGTACGACCAATTGTCATCGTTTGAACGTTTTATAAAAAACGTTCCGTCTTTATTTTCAGGCAATTTTACTTTTATAACAACATAATTTGAGGGTGTTTGAGTTTCACAATTTGAAATAACAGTATGCCCCGTCAATTTAAGCATATATTGAGCGTTCCATTTTCCATATTTTGCAACAGCCCCCGTTCCAACACCAATTAAATTAGTAAGAGGCTCATCCGTCATCTGGAAGTCTTCTCGGCCGTCCCAAATTATTTGGCCGGTTTTGTAAACCGGTTGTAAAAGAGCGGCTTGCCTTTTTACTTCGGCGAAGTCAGCATTAAACGTATCTCTTAAAACGTTGTAGGATTCCGTAAGCCGATTGACGGCTTCAATTACTTGTTCATTTGTCATTTTTTCATCTCCTTAATTATATAACTTTTATAAACGGGTAAACCCCGTACGATTTAACTCTATTGTCTTCAGCTGTAGGGACTACTCTCGATGTGTCAAATCCTAATAACCGTAAATAACTGCTGGCTTGAGAAGTTCCAGAGTCAATATATCCCGTATCGAGGGTGTGAAATACTCCGTCAGTAAGATTGGGATACCCGTCATTCCCTTGCACTCCAACTCGTCCCTTAAGGTTTCGAATGGCGTCTCCCTGATACTCCAGTGCCAAGGTTGCGCCGCCTCGGCCGCTTCCGTCATCGACTGCTCTTAATGCAACACCTCGCAGATCAGGTAATTTTGGGTAACCGAAAGCGTCAAACCCTAGATAGTTTTTCTTATTTCTATCTCCGAAATTTTCAAGCCAAAATTGATAGAAATCGGGATAGAGTTCCGGAATAAAAGAATAGCCATTTGCATAAAGATAGCCGTAGGTATATTTTTTGTTTGTAAAGTATCTTACCTCACCGATAGGGCCTGACTCTTTGATTAAGCGGTCTTTGTGAGCGTTCTCCAGTTCGTTTGTTTTTTCTTGAATAAAATTAAGCATTTTATTTTTTTCTTCAAGATAAAAATTATTTATTTCATTTTTAAAATTAGTAATTGTTTGTTGAGCGTTATTGCTAAGTTTATTTTCTGTGTGCTGCAAAATTTCATCAATTAAGGATTGTTTAATGTTTCCCTCAAAGGCCCACACGTTTCCTCTAAAATCTACGACTGCATAGCAGCCAAGCCCGAATGTTTTGGCGTTTATGTTTTGCGAGATTTTATTAGTTGCAGGTTCTTCGGTTTGAATTGTAACATTAAAATTACCTGTTAATTTATAAACAATTAAATACTGTTTCGAACCGTTTCCGGTTCGCTTGTCGAAGAAAAGTTTTAATGTAAAATCATTTTTCAATTCTCCCGATAAAATAATTACATTATTTAAAGCATCTTCAAAAGTCATCTTGATTTCTTGTTTATCTGTGCAATCATATTCGATTATCTTCGACTTCCATGCTGTAAAAGATGGATTTGGAGCTGGCAGGGCTTGAGGCGTTTCGTCAAAGTTAAGAAGACTTAAGATGTCGGTGTCGGTGGGGAAGGAAAGCGCTTCTCCGGGAATACCTTGCTCGCCTTGTTCTCCCTTTACCCGCTGCCAGTGATAATCGGCAGGGCTGTCGCTTTCTGTTTGACTGTCCTTGTTAAAGGCGAAACCGATATAATCCTTACCTTCAGGATTATCGCTCATCCCTTCGCCTTGGGCGTTATCGGCATACTTCACCCATGTAAATTTGGGCTTACCGTCTTTGCCGGGCTCTCCGGGGATACCGTCCTTACCTCGCATGTCAACCCATTTGTAATCGGCGGGGTCGTTGCTTTCTTCTTGTGTTAATTTATTTTCTGCGATGCCCATAAATCGCCTTGTATCATCGGGATAATCCGACATGTCGGCCCCGTTTGAGTCCTTTGCAAACTTAATCCAAGTGTAATGAGTTATGCCGTCTTTGCCGTTTATGTTGGGCGGGATTGGCTTTGGTGTTGTTGGTTTTTTCTGCGTGATATTGCTTTTATAATCGGGTATCTTTCCGGTGTCATAAATCGCTTCCGTGTAGTTGACCAATTCCAAGCTAAAGCCTTTATCGCTTCGCTTTATTTGGCTGATGATATAGGGGGTTGATATTTTGCTGAATTTGCCATCTGCGTCTATTTCTCCGAATGAAAATAGGCAGCCTGTATCGGGCTTAGCATCTGCACTCGTTTTGATTTTTGTTAAAACCGTAAGCTCGTTAGTGCTTCCATCCCCAACTACTTTTATTTTAACCGGCTTTACCCCTTTTTCGGTAAAACAATTAACAATAATTCCGTATGTTTCCGTAGCCTCAAGTGTCAAAAGCTCGTTAGTGTAGATTTTTTTTAACAGCCCGCTTCTCCATTTTACCTCTTTAATTGTATAACCCTTACCGATACCGATTTTTAAGCTGTCATCCTGAATTAAAATCTTACTGTAAGGTGTGTAAAATACGCCCTCGTTTCCAACTTCTATAATCGTAGTTTTAGGCCGGAGTGCTTCTATTGCCATAAGCCTTCTAGCATATTTTACGATGTGTTCAAAGGTGGTAATGCCTGTAATGTTTACATCTTTGATGATACTATCAGGGGTAAGCTCAAGCGGCTCGCCGTTTACTTCACGCATAAGCAAGTAGGTATCTTCTTGGTATAAATCATCTTTGCTGTTTACATACTTTATTCTAAGGCCGTCGGTGCGTCTTCCAAATGTTTTTTTATTTTGGATGCTGATAATATTCTGCGGGTTATAAACGGCTAGGGCGTTTTCTTGCGGCCTATCTATAGCAATAGCCCGCCTGCCGAATATGTCTGTATAAATACACGCCCCCGTCGCTTCCATAATGTGATTGAGTGTATCGTCTTTCTTTGTATTCTGCGTAATCACCCAATCAAACTTAAAGCCCTTATCCTCGCAATACTCGTAAAACTCGCCGAAGCTCTCTAGGTCTAATTCGCTGTCTTCGTATCGACTTGCGGGGTGGCTGTCGCTTGTTTCGATTTCCAACGCCCACGCTGCGGGGTTTCTGGTTTCTGTCCTTTCCTCGCTCCACTTCGTGCCGTTCCAAGTGCGGGCTATGCCTTGAGTTACAACATTTATTTTTTTTAGCTTTTCCTCATTGATTTTTGAAGCCTTTAATTTTAAGCCTAGAATTGTGCAGAATGCCCGCTCTCTATCCTCAATTACTTTACAAGGCGCTAATTCCCAATCTGTGCTTTTGTTTGGATCGAAACAAATGGACTGATAAAAAAGGCAATAACAATCGTTTTTAATTCTGCTGTCTTTATTACCATTGCTTCTAACCCTTATATATATTGCGCTTTGATTTTTTTCTTTTAAAGTCTTATAATCGGAAGCGGTAAAATCCTTATGCGCCGTATACCTTAATTCTTTTGTTGAAATAACCCGTTTAAAAAGATTTGTTTGTACTCCGTTGTTGTTAAATGTAAAATCTACCCAAGAGGAACCGCCGTCCAGTGAATATTGCGGCGTGATTGTAACTTGCGTTTCTATCTTGTCGCCGTCGTTATTCACCGCATATAAACCGTAAGGAAAAGTTATAGCAACATCGACATCTTTGGCGTATGGGTTCAAGGTGTAAGTCAAATATTCCTTTGTGCCTTCCGTAACATCGCTATCGTGCGGGATTTGGTCGTTACAAGTCTTTGAGTCCACTTTATAATTTAATGCCGGTATCTCGCTTAAAAGCTCGCCGTCTTGGGCGACCTCTATGCTTCCGCCTTCGGCAAATATCCCGGCGTCTAAATTATAGCCGCCCTCTTGCGGGCTGGTCTCCGTGAATGTTTTAATTATGATGTCGTCTATAGCGATTTTTTTAAGAACCTGTTTATTAAAGCCGCATTCTAAAACGGTATAAATGTATTGATCCACCCCATCTGTTCCGGCTAACTCGTAGAACGGCGAGCATAATAGGTAAGGCGTGAAAAAATGCCGCCCGATAATATACGGCTGATTATTCCCTGTCGCTAGGGTGTTGCTGGCCCCACGCAAAAAAGGGCGGTTGTCAATGTCGGGCTTGTTTGATAGCTTCTTCATTTTTTCAAGCTCGGCCTTTGCCTTTTCCGCCGCCTCTCTTGCATTATACGCAAGTATACCGCCGACAACCCCCGCACCGACAGCTAAAACGGAAACGATTATCGCTGTAACAATAAGGGCGGTCATCCCGTTCGGTGTAAGCCTGATTGTTACCATATCTTTTTCTTGCAGCACATAATTATAATTTTCAACCCTGCCGTTGATTACGATAATAGCGTTATCCAAATCAAAACAGGGTAGGGCTTCTTGTACGGTTAGCCCCGCTTGTAATTCTAGCGGTGTTTGTTTATTCGATAGTTCTTTATAAAGTGTCGCTTTCATTTACCACCTCGTAATATGCAATCGGGTTCATAACTGATAAGGGCGATATTTTAACGCCCTTGTCTATGGTTGCATGTAGCACCTTTCCTCGCTCGACTATATAGCCCACGTGTGTATTCCCGTGATAAATCGAGTAAATGAGTGCCCCGATTTTCGGTTCTTTTATCTGCCTGACATTAAGGCCTCCGCTTATATAGTCATTGACGCTTTCGGCGGGTAAGTCTACAATACCGCCGTATAAATCTTTCAAGGGCGTTCCTGCCCGCTTGCAGCACTCCATTACCACGCCGTAGCAATCGAAGCCGCTTTTGTCTCTTCCGAATTTCTTAAAAGGAACGTTTAATAAATCATCGTACTTCAATTGTTGCCCCTGTTGTTGTATGAATTAAAAATCAAGGCCGGAAAGGTCATTCCGCCCCTGTCGTCTTTGTTTAGCTTCATGTCCAGCTTCATACCGTCCCATGTCGCTTCTCCATATTTATGCTTGAATAATCCTATCGGTTCCACTTCCTCGCCGTTGAACACGCCTATAACTTCGACCTTAAAATAATAATTATCTTCGAGCATGTCGATGATTGCGTTATGCTCCACCAGCTCAACACTGAAGGAGCTATCCCCGTTTGTATTCGGGGCGTATGTGAAGCTGCTTGCGCTGTAGACTATTCCTTTATAAGACATATCCTGATTATCGTTAATCAAGAAAATATTAAGCGTGTTTTCGGGGTTCAATAACCGGACTAAAAACGGCAGGTTGTATCCGCCGCCCTCTGTTAGCTGTTTATATACATTCATATCCTTAAGCCTCCGTTAGTTCTAGGTTTACTTCTTTGTGTCGCAATCCCGTCCAGCCTGTAACCTTAACCTTATATTGCTTCGTTCCGCTCCCTGTAATGATGTCCGTTAAATTACAAGGAACGGTGCCGCTTTTAGCCGTTGTTTCATACCAATAAAGAAAATGTTGAAATTCTGTCTTGCCGTCCACCTTAGCCGTGCCGGTGTCTTTAAGCCATAGGTTTACCGTGTGCTTTTTTTTCGGCAGGCTGTTTTTTAGATACTCAATCTCCCGCCCGCTTTTAAACTCAACCTTTTCGGTGTTGTTTTTATAATCTCCGTCTTGCCCGTAAAAGTCCGTATTTACATGCGTGCTCCATTCTATAGCCATTTTCCTACTCCCTTATATTCCGTAATAATCGCCTGACATTCCTTGCTGTGCTAGGTTTAGCGAGTCGTTGTATCGACCGTTTTTTAAACTCTCGTTTACTCTGGCATCTATCATTATTTCGATTTTGTCCCGTGTTAATCGGGGCTGTGCCGATGCAATGTTTGAAGCACTGTTGTTTATTACTATGTTCGGAGCGGCTCCCCGTCCGCCGCTTCCGCCGTTTATAAAATCCCATAAGCCTTTCTGTTGGCTCATGTTCATTACCATTTCACGGCTGTTAAGATTTGCCGCTATGTTATCCCCGCTGTAAGACGAGCCGCCCACAATTCCGCCTGTGCTGAAGCTAGGGGGTATAGGCTTGCTTGCTATAATGCTTCCAATTTGAACAGCACCAGCCGCCGCAACAATACCGCCTGTTATAAGACCTGCTATTCCGCCTTGTGCGATTGCCTGTGTAACACCTTGTGCGATGTTAGCTGTCGCTTGTAGAATGGACGCTGTCCATTGCACCATCTGAATTTTGTACTGCTCTCTAGCGGCTTTTCTTTTACTCTCTGTGATTTTTTTATTATACTCTTCCTCGCCCATTTCGCCTTTTAGATATTTCATTTCAAGCTGTGCTTGCTCGGCTGTTGCTTGGTTCTTCGAGGTTTCAAGCATAAGATTAGCCGCTTGGTTCATTATGCTTACGCTCTGATCTACATATCCCTGTACCAAGGTTAAAAGCTCGGCCGTTTGTGCCGCCTTATCCTGTAGATAGGCTTCGTCAAGTTGTTTCATTCGCTCGTATTTTTCTTCTTCGCTTAAAACTTCGCTATCGGCAAGTGCTTGCTTCATCTTCAAAAGGTCGGCTTGTTTGCTTACGTGTTTATCCCACCATGATTGTTCTTTCCCTGCTATTGCGTTTACCTTTTCATTGATGATAGCTTTTTCCGCCTCTGCAAGACCTTTTAGCAATTCTTCACGGCTTAATATATTTTTCTCGCCCTTTTGGGCTTGTTTAATTTCTTCGTCGGTTGCTTCTTTGATTTTGCGTTTTATATCGTCAAGGGCTTTAAGTTCTTTTTGTAAATAATCCGCAGGGGTCATCTCCCGCTTAATGCTGTTTATCGCTTCCGTTGCTTCTTGCGTTAGCTTGATAGCGGCCGCTAGTTTTTCTTCTGTGTCTGCCGCTGCTTTGGCGGCTTTCTTGGCTTCTTTTAATTGCTTCAGCCGTTTTTGCTCAATAGGGTAACCTTCTTTTATCAATCCGTTTGTTTTGGTTAGTAAGTCGATGTATGAATTAAGATAGACGTTGTATATATCTTGAGCACTTACCGCCTGTCCCTTTGCTTTCGCTTCTACTTCCAAGGCATATAGCGACTCTTTTAGTTTTTTATCGCTGTCTTCTGCTGCTTTGTCGGCGTTCTTTGCCGCTTCGGCGGCTTTGGCTTCGGCGGTTGCTTTTGCCTGTGCTGCTTTGGTTGCTTTCTCTGCTTCTTTTGCCTCGTTCTTTCGTATTTCTAACTCGTCTTTTATAATTATGTAGGCGTTAAGTTCTTCTGTCGTCCATTCTCCATTTATAGCTTTTCTCAATTCAAGCTCTTGCTTCAATTCCTCTAAATATTCTTTGGTTTGATATTTTTCTCCGCCTTTTTTTTCTCCCGTTTCGGGATCCTTAAATACAGAAAGCATCATTGCAACACCTTCATCCGTCCACTCTTTAAGCCCGCCCCACTTACGAGATGCTGTTTCTAAAAGAGACCCGAACTTATTAATGCCGTCTGTCATGCTTTGCCAAAACGATTTTGCTTTTTGATTCAATGCTTCAAACATCGGGTTTGCTATTTTCCCGACAGACTCCATAAAATCGCCAAATGCATTTTTAGCCTGCGTGCCGCTGTCTGCCGCTTCTTTTGCAAAGCCCTTGTATTTACCGGCTATCAGGTCTATAGCATCTCCGTTTTTTAACTGCTCATCGGTTAGGTCTTTAATTTCGGCAATCTGCCGCCCCATAGCTCCGGCCGTTCCGCTGTAGGTAGAGTTTAATTCTGACGCCGCCTGATTAAGAGAAATATACTTTGCGGCTGCATAATCAGCCGCCGCTCCCATTATCTTCATTATCTCGGCTTCTGTACGCCCTGTGGCTGCAAGGGCACTCATAATGCCTATAGTGCCTTCGTCGCCGTAATTGCTTATTTCTTGCAAGCCGCTTGCGAATTCCTTTAATCTCTGGACGCTTTCTTTTTGTAAGTAAGGGTTATTCTCGGCGGCCTTTTGTAGAGCTTTCTCCGCTTTCTCTTGAACCTTGAACGCCTCGTTTGCGGCCTTTAAGGTTTCTATAAACTTTTTAGCTGCCATAACCGCAGCCGTAAGCCCCGCAGCAACCGGTCCCGCTGAATTTGCTAAACTTCCCATTTTGGAAGCAAAGCCGCTGGCAGCCCCGCCTGTTTCATTAAATGCGGTTTTAAGGGCGTTAGTTGCCTTTGTGCCTTTGCCCATATCCTTTGCGGTGTTGTTTACTTTGGATTTAACTTCTTTTAAACCTTTGTCCAGCCCTGCTGTGTCTAATTGCGTCCCTATTCGGACTTCTCCGTCGTTTGCCATATTGCCCCGTTATAAAAGTTTTAATTTCATTTTCAAAATCAAAAACACAGTACCGCCTAAAATCAAAAGGCCTAAAACACAAGACAAAATTACAAGAGCTAGTTTTAATCTGTACCCTTGTTTTTTTAATTTCTCAATCTGTATTGCCTTCGCTTCCAGCTCCACGCTTACCCCGTTTTCGTACTCGTTGTAAGATTGTCTTAAATTCTTCAAGGTCTCTCGCTCCGTCTGTAATTGATTTTTCAAGGCTTCCGACTTCGTCAAGGCTTCGGTCAATCTCGCCTTTAAGCTCTGTACTTGTAACTGCTGATTGCGTCTGTTCGTCTCCCAGTTTTCCGATATTCTCTCTAACCTCGTAAGCTCCGTTTCCGTAATTGTGTATTCCGCTTCTTGTGCAGCAAGAGGAAAAGCTAAAAAGCAAAATGCAAATAAAAAAACAAAAAAAGCTCTTTTCATTCATTTACACCCCCTCTCTTTTTCTTAAAAACCCTAAGACATTCTTATACTTCCAATAAGCAAACTTAGTGCCTGTTTGAGCGTAGCCGTCTTGTTCTAAAACTTTGATATAGTTTTCATCTGCTGCAACAACAATAGCAACATGCCCAAACGGATTGCCTCTCATTTTATCAAAAACGACAACATCACCGGCAATTGGCTTGTTCTCTGGATAAGGCAGCTTTCGTAAGTATTTAACCTCAACCGGTCTTTTTTCATACTCTGTGTAAAACTCCCTCGCCCCCAGAACCCCTGAAGGTTGTGGAATGTTTAAAACATCAGAACAATACTGTCGAAAAAGGTCGACGCATTGATAGCCATATTTTTTGTCAAAATCCACTTTTTCGCCGTTGTGTTTTTTTACGAATTCATCTAAGGTCATCTTTTCCCTCCTCCTTTAATGCATGTTTTTTAAGTACTTTTCATTCTTCTTAATAGGGAAGTCTATGCAAAGTATTTTATATTCAGGTAATATAAATTTCTCTTTTTCGCTTTCGTACATTTCGATTTTTTCTCTAATTCTTGTACTCATTACCTCTATCATAGAGTCCGCCCAAGAGTCTACCAGCTTTTCAAGATCAGGCCTTATTTCACGCCATGCGGGATAATTTTCAGTCCCGCATGGTAGGCGGGGTATCTTTAAAAGAAAAGCCTTGTAGTCGATCTCAATGTTGTAGAGAATGTCTTGTATATAGCCGTGCCGCTCTTTTGATGTCAGCTTTTCTTTTAGGTTGTTGTAGTCGACACGCTCTAATAATTCATCTTTGATGATTTCTGCAGCAGTAAGGGCGGGTAGCTCGCATTTAATGTTAGCTTTAAATAAGTTTTTTATAGGCTCATAAAGGCGGCGGATTACCCGTCTTTCATCGGCTTTTAACTTTTCGTCGATTTCGCCGGAGCGTCTAAAAAGAGTTTTTCGGAGCTCTTCATCTTCCATACGCTTTTTGTTTTGCTCGTCAATTTCTGCCTTGAAGCTATCGAGCTTTTTATTAACTTGCCCCAGTGCGATTTTTTTCTTTCCCCAGCCTAAAACCACACCTTCTCTGATTGCGACTATTAAGGCAACAAATATAAGAATGGCTATTAAGGCGATAACGCTCCAGCCGATAGGCGATATTTTGTCTAAGTTTTCCATTTCAGATAGCCTCCTGTTGATTGTGGAGGCCGTCGCTCTGGTTAAGTGTTAGTAATTGTTGTTTGATTGTCATCTTGTACCTCTACCTATATAGTCATTTTTGTTTGTGGTAGAAGTAAAAAAAATGGATTATTTTGTTACTTATTTAGTTTTTTTAATCTTGCGTTTAGAATATCGATTTTTGCCGGAAAGCCTCGTATAATCAATCCTCGTGCCTCTGGCGGGGTATTTTAATCGTCGGTGTCGGGTATGTCTTTTCCCATATTCATATTTATATCAAACACGCCTGTTTTTTTTCTTCTTCGGAAAGTTTGTATAAGTTGTTATTGTGTTTCATTACGTATTCGTTTTCTGCGTCAATACTAAGAAAGTGTCTCCATTTTTGAAACTGTTCAGCCGAGACATTCGCCTCTAGTTCGTCTTGAAAAGCCCCATCCGCTCCTTCAATATAACTTCTAACTCTTGGGGAAATTTTTTGCAGTGCGTCGCAAAACTCATTGTATTTTTTTTCTTTTATAAGTCGGCTGATGTCTTTAACATTCATTTTTTACCTCCGGTTATTATTTCACATACTACGTTAACTCTTTTATCTGTTATTGTTACATCCAGTATATTCAATTTTTGCCCAATGTCAAGAATACATTCGGATTCTTCTTTATTGTCAGGGAAATAGCAGTTTGTTCCTTTTGGTGCGTGAATTTCAAGCCTAACCCCAAAAGAGTTAAAAAAGTTTTTATCCTCGTTAACACTGCAAGAAAGAAATTGATTTTCTGTAATTGTCTTCCCCTTTAATATACTTTCAATCTGTTTTTTGACATCTGCATTCGGTTTTATGTCTGTTTCAAAATCAAAAAGATGATTTTTCCCTTTTATTCCGAATACCCCTTCAATCCAGTCAGGTTGAACATTGCGGATAAGTATTGTGTCTTTTTTTAATGTGTTTTTGCTTATTGCTTCGCGTAAAATTTTTACTGTCTCTTTATCGTCAGCATTTAGGCTTTCTATACCTATTTTGCGTAAGATTCTATTTATATTTCGACCGTTTGCAGTGCTTACATATCCGCCTTTACTATAGTTATGAGACCATATTTGTTTTATTTGTTTTTCAGTCAAATTCTTTTGACAATTCGCTACTGCTTCGTCGTATTCTTTTTGTTGCATTTTCGCATAGACAATTTTAATCTTTTCTTGTTTCTGCAGGGCTCCTGTTACCGGCGTTATCCCTTTAGGCTGTTTGCCGGTAGGCGTTCCGACATACTCTCTTGCTCTGTCTCTTCTTATTCCGGTCTGTTTTGTAAAGTCCCGTGCTGCCGCTTGCCATTCTCCGAGCTTCCGCCTTGCCTGCGTGCTGTCTGCTCCTGCTGCTTCTTGCGTTAAGGCTTGCCGTTTGTATTGTCTTATTTTCCGTTCTACACCTCGTAATTTTTGCTCGCCCTCATAGCGTGATAGCTCCTCGCCGTTGTAGGTTACTGTCTTGCTTGCCATTTCGTCTAAGTCTTCGCCTGTGTAGTGTTCTTCCATCCCCTCAAAGTACGGGTAGAACGAATGACGGCAGTTTATACCGCATAGCCCCGTAGCCGTTCCCAGCTCGCAGATGCTGTATAATTCTTTTCGTGTGAAAATGCAACCCTGCCATGCTGCGTGGTCTGGTCTCGCCCCAATGTGTGCCGTAACCTCGAACCTTTCTACTCCCAGCTCTTCGGCATTGCTTAATGTTTGATTGGCGGCTGTTTGGTTTATGCTTGTTAGTATGTTCATACGAACGGCCGATTCTATTGAGCGTATGATAGGCTTTCCGTTTTCATACCTAACTGTTGTAATTCCTCGCTTGCTTAGTTCGTCTGCTGCACTTTTCATTGCGGTGTTGTAGTCAAATGCTCCGCTTTGCACATCCATATAAACACGGTTAGCCTGTTGTACAAATTGTTGTTGCGATGTTGCCGCTGTTGTTAGTGTTAGCCTTGATAAATCACTATGACATTTCTGTATAGTCGATAGCATAGCTTGAGCGTTGGGAGCGCTTACCGTCCGCCCTGTCATTGCTTTAAAAATGCGGTTATCGTTGCGGGCGTTTGTTTCCAGTGCCTCTGTAAATGTCTCCGTAACCTGCCTAATTATCGCCTTGTCGTATTTTGCCAATATGCGGGCTATGTTTTTTTTAAGGCCGCCCGCTTCGGCTAACATTTGAGCTTGCCAGCGTGTGGCTTCAGGTATCCTGCCGAGCCGAGCGATACGCCGTGCCATATCCTGTAGGATTTCGGTTTCAAGCTGCGAGTAAATCTCGATAATGTCATCGGATAATCCTTCTAGGTATCGGGGGGATAGCACTTTAAAACTTACCCCACACAATCCGCCATGCGATTACAATACGCTTTCTAAGAGGTTCGTTGTTCAACGCATAACGCAAGCCGTTCAATACAGCTCTGTCGTTCCTAGTGATTTCTTTTCTTTGCTTGTTGAGTCTTGCCATTTTCTTACGCTCCAAAATTAAAAGAGTCGGGGGCGGCTTCCGGTTCTGGAACATTCGCCTTGGCCTGTGCTTCGTCTTCTCCGAAAAAATCACGGCGATATTCCCACTTGTTGCGAACGCCTGCGCTTACCTCGCTAAGTGCCATAGTCTTGGCGACTGATACATCCTTGCGTGTTTGGTCGTCGTTCCATGTTACTTTTATCGTTGAGTTGTTAGATCCCAGCTTATAGGCAGCCGCCATGTGTGCGAATACATCGGCACAATGTTGATATTTAACTTCGATTTCGTCTTCTATCTTGTCTACGATAGCATATAGCTCTTGCCGTCCGCCTGAATACTGCGTTGCGGTCTGCTGTACGCTTTCCATATCCGATATTGTGCCTTTACCAATGTTGCAGGTTAATTCTATTCGTCTTAGTATCTGCTGCAGCATTTCATTTTGTTGGGCCGTTCTTAAATTCGGGGCGTGCTCTACAATCCGCTTTCCGTCCGTGCTGCCGTCGCCTTCAATCTGGACTACAAGGCGGTTAAGCTCCGGTGTCATCTTCACGCCGACCGCCTCGCCGTTTCTTTTCTGCCGCTTCATAAACATATCACGGTCAGCCCATACCCGCATTTCTCCGCCTTTCTGCTCCCAATTCATACGCTCGAATTGCTCATCGGCACTCTTGATAAGCTCTTCCGCCCCCGCTATGATTGCAACCGGAACATTTGAGCCGTCTATCTTGTTTATGGCATGGTTTCTAAACTCAATAATCATGGGCTGCTTTACGCCCGCCCATGTGTATGCGGGTGTTAGGTCTGCCGTCTGCGGGCAGTCGGTCAACGCTGCTTTTCTTAAGGATCCACCTTCATTCCTGTATAATTCGCATTCTACCGAATGGGAGCTATCCCTGTAAGTATGCGTTTCTGTTAAAAGCCATTTTTTAGAGCCGTCTATAATCTCTTTTAAAATCAATGCACTTGTAAGGGTTCCGTCAAAGTCATAAGAGATAGGCAGGTAGTTACCAAGCGGGAGCGTCTCGTATTGTAATTTACTGTTACTGAAGATAGGACGGATAATGCAGCCGCCTAGAAGTGCGATATAGTCTACGATTTTATCGACATTCTTATTTATGTGGTTCATCGCCTTGGCTATTGCTTCATTCTCGACCTCTAGCCCGATTTCACGGGAAACCAGCATAGAAAGCCGCCCGCTTATCTGCTCCAAAACTCCGCAGGGTGGAGCTTTCTCATTCCACGGGGCTGCCCCGCTCATCATCTGCCCCCATAGCTCTATGGAACTATACATCTGCTTGCTTATGTTGGTGTTAATTCCTGTAACATCTTTTATTGTGTTTGTGTGGAATAATTGTAATATGTTCATAATAAAGCCCCTTATTTTTTCAAACATTTTTGCCCTCTCGTTATATAGTCATTTATTCTCCGCCGTGCCGCCATACGCTCTCCAGTGAATAACGCACCGTGTCTATTCCGTGGTCGGGTTGGCCTTGAGGATAACCGCTCATAATCTCGCCCGTGCGTTTGTCAATTTCGTATTCAAATAGCGTGAATTCGTCTGCTATATGCGGGCACCTTGCGGGGTCGATTACGATTTTCTTTAAGCCTTGCAGCCACTTAAAGCTAGCTTCACGGCTTCCAATTCCTTTAATCGCTCCTCTTACATTACCGCCCCAAGTTCTAAAGTCTACGATGCTCTTAAGCTCTGCACTGTCTGCCGTTATCCTGTCTCTTGCTATGTTCATTCCGTGAGTTTCCATGTGTTCGCTCAATTTCTGGAACGCTTCATAGTTGCCTTGCTTATTCATATATAATTCGTCAAAGATATAAAGCGTCTGTTTGTTTGCGTTAAAGGATGATGTACTAAATGCGAACGGATCAGGATAATAGCCCCAGTCAATACCGTTATACAAATAATCGAAGGCCGCTATCTCTTCGTCTGTGATTTCTCTAAGCTCCACATTCTCAAATACATTCTGCCCAGTACCTGTTACTATTCCTAGGTAGATGTTTTCATAAGCTCGCAGGTTATTTTGTTTCGTCTGCTCGATGTCATGAAGTATTGCGTCTCCTAGCCATTCTCTTGGTATGTCCTGATAGGTGGTGTGGATTACCATTCTGTTTAGGTCCGGTGTGGCAGCTTCACGGTTGCACCAGTGCCGTGCTGCACTCGGCGGGTTGTAGCTCTCGAAGATGTAAAATGTTTTGCCGCCCCTCAAGACGGATATTCTAATATTCTGTAATTCGGCGGGCGTGAATTCCGTTCTTTCTTCCACCCAAAGAATAGCAAAATAACCGCTTGAAACCTTGATTGATTTTAGCTTTTCGGGGTTATCGCTCCCTGCAAAGATGATATACTGTGTTTGTCCGTTTTTCCTGATGTATGTTATCGGCAGAGCTGCCGTCTGTGATTTCGGGATTTTAAACCGTGCCGTAAACCCCAGCTTATTTATCGCCCAGACTATCTGTTCAAATACCGAGCGTCTTAGTGTCTTGGCTGTCTTGCGCAAGATAAGGGCGTTGTAACTTGGAAACATCACAATCAGGATGACAATCACAAGCGATATAAAGCTGCTCTTACAACTTGCCCGCCCGCCTGTAAATGTGTAGCGTTCTTTCTTATGGCTTATTATTGCTCTGAACGCTTTATTATAAGTCGTTGCAAATATGGTGTTACTGTCAATCTTCATTCTGCACCCCGTCTATGATGTTAATCGTTAGTTTTGTATCTTCGGCGGTTTCTGCCGTAATGGGCGGCGTTTCTCCATAACCTCTGTTTCTGCCTTTGGTAGCAAGAATAAAGCGTATCATCGCACCATCGCCGTCTTTAGCCTGTGCGTATGCCTTACCCTCTACTAAGTCAAGCCCTGTTTCCAGCTCTCCGCTGAATGCTTCCCGTGTTTCTTCGTAAAGGTCTATGTTGGCTTTTGCGGTGTGCCAATCACAATTAAGGGCTAGGGCTACGGTCGTAACAATACCGCCTGAACCTTTTATGGCTTCGAGAATGTCTGTTTTTTTATACGCTTTTCTTTTTCTGCCCATGGTTCACCACTTCGGAATAATCGGAGTTATTCACTTCCTCTCAATTTATTTTCAAAATCGATTAAATCTTCGTCTTCTTCGTCGGCTTCTAGCGGTAATTCCCACGCCCTGCGTAGCTCTTCCATTTGTCGGTCGTGGTCGGTCTTCTTGCCGCCTGTATGTTCATACAGTCTATAGCCGATAATCTCGTTTAGTTTTGTATCGTGCAGGCCTCTGAATAAGGCTTGGAATTTATACCAGTGCATCTTGCTTGTAACTAGGTCTATTCCGTACTGCTCCAAAAATGCCGCATAGATGTAGTCAGCGTCTATCGTGTAGTCAATGACTTTTCCGGCTTCACCTTTATTAACTCTTGGCAGGATTTGCGGCGGGTTGCAGAATTGCACCAACGCAAAAAGCCCGCCTAGTCTGTTGCTTGGTTTTTTGTCCTTGTACATAAAGTCAAAGTCTTCAGGCGGAGTATCTTTGTCTTCCAGCAGTTCTAAAAACCTTAGCCAATATTTGAAGGATGTTTGAATGTAATAAAGGCCGCCTTCCACCTCTATGGATTCAGGCAGCCCTGTTTTTTTTAGGTCAATCATTATGCGGCCGTGAAGGTGTCGCCCTCAAAAGTACCTTTAATAAAGGTAGGCTCGCCTGAACCGTTGAGTGTTACCGCCCCATTTGTAATTTCATTCAATGCAAGGTCAAAATCGATGTTCTCGTTGACGGTGTCCATTTGGTTGATAGTTACTAAAGCGTCTATCTTCCAAGCCTTGTAGCAAGGTACGCTATCGGTCTCGCCCTGCGGTGTGTAAGAGCCTTTCTCTTTGTAGAACACAATCAAAGCATCTCGGTGTGCGTCCTTACCTGTCGAGCGGTCATAAAGCATTTCAAAGATTACTTTGTAGTCTGGCTCGTCTTTAAACATTGTAAGGCTCTGCGATAGGCTAGGCTGATAGCTGTCGATTTCATTTTGCGGGGTTTCGCTCGAAATGAAGTCGAAGGTTTTCGTCTGCGGGTTCATGCTAAGCGTGAATGTCGTAGATTTTTTAATCTGCGTCCATTTCGGCACCATTTCCGTGCCTGTGTTGATAAAAGGCACTATCTTTGTTTTTTTAATTAAATCTGCCATAGTTTAATTCTCCTTAATTTGTTTCGGCGGGTTCATAATAATCACACTTAATCGCCGCCGCATAGGTTGTAAGTCCTTTACTATCGGTGTCGATGTATTGCGGAAGTGTAACAGCTTCACAATCTATCTCCAGTCCGTCGGGGCTTGTTACTGTAGCCCCGTCCAGTTTGTCGGTTATTTGTTTCGATAGCTCCCTTGCTTGCTCTGCGTTTTTCATTCTTACGTAAAATGTAAGGTTGCGAGAAACATACCTAGAGCCGTCCGAAAACCTTTTTTCAGCGGCAGGGCTTGGGTCGTGTCTTACGCAGGCTCCGTCAGTGTCTGCTGTAGGTATAAGGTCGCAATAAATTGTAAAAGGCAGCTGTATGGCTTTTTCTGCCCATTCGCTTACTACTTCAGCTATGTTTGATTTCGTCATTTACCAGCTTCCTCCATTTGTCCAGCCATCTGGCTTTTGCCGCTTCAAACCACCTTGCGCAGGCACTAGGGTTGCGTTGCTTTGAATGGTCAAACCCGTCTCCGTAATATTGACGGCGGGCGTAGTCTGCCTTCCACGAAACAAGACCACCGCCCATTGCTGTGTTTATAATTCCCGATTTTTCCAACATGGTCGAGTCTTTTGGTACAAAGTAATTACTATCAGCGAGCACCTGCGTATCAAGCTTCATTTGTGCCCGCTTTACCGCCGCTTTAAGCCTTGTCCTAGTTGCCGCCTCGTTAAAATTTCCCTTTACCGTGAATTCTATTCCGCCTGCATTATTCAAGGGTTACCTCCCAATGGTGCGGGGTGTCTCCCTGCGTATAACAAGGCGTTATGCTCCGGACTGTGAAAGTTTGCCCCTGCCATTCGATAACGTCTTTTTCGGCGGGGAGCTTTCTTTCGGCTGCTTCTCCGCTTACCGTTTCATAGCATGTATTTTTGCCGTCGATAAAAAGCGTTAAGGTGTCGGCTTTGGTTTCTCCGTAAGCACCTCGTACCGTTTGGACTGTTGCTCCAATTCTTACCCTTTTTAAGACTGTAAGTTCATATATAGGGTTTCTGTTGCGGTCTAGCCCTGCCTGTTTTTTTAAAACGCAGTCATGCACTAAAAGGCGGGCGGGTATTGGTCTTGCCATTATCTTACCCCCTGCGTAATATCGCAATAAAGCCTTATCCATTTGTATTTTTTGGCCTCTAGGCTTTTTGCGTTTAGCTTTGCCGCCTCATTTGCTGCGGTGCGGTCGTATGAGTAGGAATAGCCGTTTATGCTTTCGCTTGCTACCGCTCCGCTTTCTGCTGCGTTTCCGCTCATTTCCAGTGCTGTGTTGTAGTCTGTTTCAATCATCATACAAACCGCACTATCTATCCCGTCTTTTTCACGCTCGACGATAACACCGTCGGTTATAAGCTGTTTTATAAATAGCTTGTTTTCGGCGGCGTATTCATTAAAAGCGGCCTCGTCAGGAACGGCGGAACGCCCCAGAGTCGTTTTATAAAAATCATAATTTACATTCTCGAACATTCCGCCTTTTCTCCTTATTTTTTACCGGCTTCATCCCCGTCTTCTTTCGGAGTTGCATCGCCGCCGTCCTTCGAGTCCGCTCCGTCTGTCGGGTTGTCCGGTGTCGTCGGCTCCGTCGGAGATTGATCCTTCGGGGTTTTGGGTTTAGTCGGTTTAGTCGGTTTAGTCGGTTTAGTCGACTGTTTTTCTTCATCCGGAATATATCCTACTGTTTCCATAGTTTTTCTCCTTATGCTTTGTGGTGCAGGTAGATGCCTGCCGTCTTGTTTTCGTAGACATCCGCAAGACCGTATTCACGGAAGTTAAAAATCCAAGCATCAGCGTCTGGATTGTCTGCGGGCGGAATTGCCTTACTTACATTGTGCTTTGTATACTGCAAGACTGCCGATTTTTCAACGATAAGGAAGTTTATATCCTTTCCGGCCGTTGCTTTCTTAAAGCCGCCTTTTTCCTCACCTCCGGTCTTGCCGTCAAGCAAATCAATAGCGGTGTAGAACCTTGCGCTAGGGACCTTTGTAATGCTTGTGAACGCTCCCAAAATATCACGGCTCTTAGTCGTATCAACATTCTGTGCTGCAATCAAAAGGGCAGAGGTTATAAATAAATGCCGGTTCTCGCTCGGAACTTCCGCATTATCCATTGCCGATATAGCGGTCTGCAATGCAGTAAGAACATCCACCCCTGCTGCAAGAGTGCCGCTAACCTTGGTCGCTGCAAGATCGGAATATTTTGCAAACCTAAAAGCGTCCTGTTCGGGGATAACCTTTGTTCTAACAAACTCGGCAGCGAGCTTGCCGAAAGCAAGCCCCGCTGTCTCTTCGTCATCCATTGCGTCAACGCTGAATTTGCGTCCACGGTCATAATTGAATTCGACAGTCTCATTTTTAAGCACAACATTCCCATCTACATAGCCGCTGTTTCGGTCATACTTACCCAAGCCATCCATGTCCAATTTAGGAATGATGATTTCATTTGCGTTAGCTCCCTGCTTTGCAAGGGTTGCATCGCTTTCAAGAACGGCTGTTTTTGCTCCGTTCTGGTAGACTTCGTCCAAGAGGTCTACATACTTTTTGAATTTTGCTATTTGATTAGCCATAAATTAAAATCTCCTATTCTTTTTTAGGCGGTAATCCCATTACTGCCCGTGCCTGTGCGTCATCGTCAGACTTTCCGCTTTTCCCGCTCATCGGTGGAACAACGGGCGGTGTCGGCTGCGTTTCGTCCTTCAAGATGTCCGCTTTGTCTTTTGTGATTTCGGCGAAAATGTCATCAAGATTTTTTCCCTTGCTTTCGTCTGCTCCAAGCACTTCGCCCATTTTTGCGGCGATTGCCTCACGAGTGATGTCGTTTACAAACTTTTTGCCGGAAAGATAATCTTTCACTTTTGCCGAACGCTCCATAGCGGCTATTTTTGCCGCACTGTCTTTTTGTAATTTTTCAATTTCGGCCTTGTATTTCCCAATCTCGGCCTTGGTTTTGTCGTAATCCTTGACCTTTTCAATGGTCTTGTTTGCAGTTTCAAGCTGCGCTTTGATGTCATCGTAGTCGGCATATTTTGCCTTTTCCCGTTGTACATCCTTCCCATTTTCTGCCATAATCTTATCGATCACATCAGCGTCCAAGTTCAAACCTTCTAAAAAATCACGTTTCATTTTTTTTCTCCTTACGCATTTTTTTACGGCTATGCCCGCCGTTTGGATAGAAAAGGATAACGCCCCTTTTCACGGCGTATATACATATAGTCATTTTTATAAATGACTGCTTGTATCAAAAAAAGGCGGCTATACTAGGTGCGAAAGCATAGCCGCCGAGGTGAAACTTTTAGGTTCTATGCCTTATACCTATATAGTCATTTTTATTTCTCATTTTTGAGGGTTTTTGTGTTTTTTTTTATTATTTTTTTTAATTTATATTTGAATTGTATCTAAGTCTATGAAACTTACGATGTCATCTACTTTCCGTTTATAAAATAGTTCATGCTGCACCCTTAAATAAATGTAAGATGTAAAACTTTTATGAATGGCAAAATCCGGTATCTGTAAATATCGGGCTATGATGTAGGTTATAGCGTTATGTGCTTTTTCTTCTCGGTGGCTTTGGTCTAGCTTTGCTATATGCGGGTTTTTCTTTGCGTGTATCGAAATGTAACGCAGGGCTATATCATACCCCAGCTCGTACATTTTATTAAAGGCAGCTTTATCGCCTTTCTTATAAGCCCATTGATAATTCAATAGCCGCTCATTATCATTTTTTGGAGCTTCATAGTGTGGTAAGTCTGTTTTTCTTTCCGATAACTCATTAAAATTAAACTCCAGTTGTTTGGGCATTATTAGCCTTGACGCATTATCGCCCTATAGCTCTTGCCTGTTAATTCTACCACCTGTGCACTCTCGGTTAAGCGGTCAGCGGCGGCGATGCCGATATACTGTAAGAATTCTTTTTTTGTTTGATTACTAATTAAAACCGTGGGTTTTCGGCGGTTGTAGCGTTCGTTTATTATTTGGTACAACATATATTGCTCTTCTGCTGCGACTGCTCCCCGCCCGATTTCGTCAATGATTAAAAGGCCTGTCTTTCCGTAAGCGTCTAAAATCTTAGCTTCCGTTTTATCGGCATTAAAAGATTTTGCCCGTCTTAGCTCCTCAACTATCGACGAGGCTAGCCTATATAGCCCCCCGCACTCTCGGATAATTCCGCAGGCTAGGTGTGTCTTGCCCGTTCCTACATTGCCTAAAAAAATAAGCGTTTGGAAGCCTCCGCATTTTACTGCCTGTATAAATAAGCGGGCTTTAGCTAAGGTGTTCTGCTTTTCGTCATCGTCTGCCTTGTAGGTGTCTAGCGACTCTTTTAAAAACCTCTCGGGGGCTTCTTGTTTGTAATGAATAAACAGTCTTTCATCTCTTAGCTCCCGTTCACGCTCCAGTACTTCAGCTTCGCTTCTTGGCTTAATGGTTGATAGCTTGTTTAGCAAGGCCGATATGTCTTTTAATTCGTTCATCCCACGCCTCTTTTTTTTAAATCATATTTATAATTTCTTCTGGAATGTCGCTTTCATTCCCCCATAATGCCCCTGCGGCTTTTTGCTTTACATCTTTGAACCTTTGCCGCCGCTCCCAATTTCGGACGCTCGCCCGCCAGTCTTTCATTTTAGCCGTTCCGATTTTCCAACCCTTGCTTTCGTAGAAGTCAAAAAACGCTTGGGCGTCTACGCTATTTTTTCGCTCCGTGCAATAGGCTTGAATTTCTTCAACGGTCGGCTTTTCAAAGTTTTTTGCTTTCGGTTTTTCGGCGGGTTTCTCCGTCGGCTCATCCTTTTCCGCCTGCGGCTTTTCTTCCGGCTCCTCTTGCTTGGGCTCTTCTTGAGTGTGTTGGTTGCCTTTGTGCTTCTTTCCGGCCGCCGCTCTCTTTGCTTTGATCGCTTCATACTTCTCGGCCTCTTGGTCAATTCTGCGTGCGATTTTAACCCATAGCGAGTATTCAAGCGTTCCTTCCTCGATTGACGGCTTTTCTCCACATAAGGCATAGTTGATTGTGTATATCGCAAAAACAGCCTTGTGTTCTCTCGGTAAATCTGCGATGTATTCACTGTGAAAGACAAATGACTCTCTCATTTTTGCACCTCGTATTTTTGTAGTTCTGTTTCATATATTTTTTTACAAAGTTTTATAACCTCGCCCGTGTCTCTGCTTATGTCTAATACTCCATTGCATTTTAGCGAGCAGGTCATTCCCATATTCAGGCGGTGGTCGATTACAAAATCGCCGTACTTAACCCGATTAGCTTTAGTGTTGCCTATTCGGTGTGCCCCTTGCGGTTGTCCTTCGTTCAAAGGCCGCCCGCATACTTCACAAACTCCGCCGCTTGTTGCAAGTGCATAGCGGCGTTGGTCTTTTGATGTAGACATTGGTTTTATGCTCCCTCTATCCTTTTAATCCTTTCTCCAATCCACCTCATTACCGGCACAGCCATACTGTTGCCGATTGCCTTATATCGATGACTGTCGGGGCATTGGTCTTGAGGCTTGCCTTTCCATTCAATTTGAGTGTAATTATCAGGGAAGCCCTGTAATCGTTCACATTCAAGTGGGGTAAGACGGCGTATATAATGTTGCTGTCTGTTTGAGATAAAAAAGTCGCCCGTAAATGCTTCTTGATTGTTCTGCCATAAACTCTTACCGCAGTTAGCTAACAAAGTGCCTATGTTTTTTTTGCCGCTTGCTAAAACCAAATCAAAGCAATCTGGCGATGCACTATTCCTCAATGTCGAGGCTTTTTTGTCTATGTAATATTTGTAGTTTCCACCTCGGCGGAAATAATCAACGCCTTTCCCAATAGAGGCGGCAGGCTTCTTTTGTTTTTCGCCGCCCTTCTTAAAATCCCTTTGCATGCTTTTCGGCTCAAATAATACTTTTGCGGCAAGGTCTGTCCTATTATTAGAATGTCCGACAACGAAGACTCTACGACGGCGTTGGGGTACTCCGAAGTATTGAGCGTCAAGCACCCGGTAAGCCC